GGCAGTAAGATAGACAGCTTACAGTACTTAGGGTACTCGTCATATGTCATAGCTATCAGTACTGGTGGCGCAGCTATCAGTAACGCTACAATAGCTGACGCCTTGATTGCACCATTAATGTTACCTCTCATTAGCAATCTCCTCTGTCAGTGCCGTCCAAGACACAGGAAACAACTCCTTCATCTCAAAGAAAATATCCCAAGCTACTAACTGTGTTTCATACTGTGTATCAGACTTACAACGTAAGTTACACATATCAGCAAATGCATCCAAGCTACCTGACCAGTACCACTCAGTCATCATAGACTGTGGCAGTACCATACGTGCTTGCTCTGGGCATACACCTAAGTCTAGTAGGTACTCATACTCTGTCAATGCAATCTCGTTAAACCCGTTGTCAGATACAGTTACTATTCCAGCACTGCCTTGCTTCTTGTCAGCACTACGCCCACGCCACTCAGTAGGCTCATAGAACTCAGACTCACTATCCGTGTATCTTCTTGATATTTCGTTCCAACGCAGAAATTTATGTTTGACTAGCTGCCTAGCTACAAAGACTGGTGCCTTGATGTGGAATGATGCAAAGCAATGTCCAAAAGGTGACATGTGTTTATGCTTGGCTAAGTACTTGATAAGTTTCTTATCCTTATCTTTCATGTGTTGCTTGAAGCTATAGGCATCTGACTCTTCGTAGTCCCACTCACTCTCCTTACCAAAACTTACACGGGCTGCATTAACTACAGTCAAGTCATTACCCATACTGCCTTTGAAAGTTGCGTCTATTTGATTTACCACGGTGGTTCTCCATTCTCATCTAGTTCAGGCATGTTAAATTCAAAAACTCTAGGCTGTGGTTTATCCTCAACCTCTTCTAGAAAAGAACGGGGTACAATGACCCCGATCTCTTCCATAAACTTCTCTAGATCATTTTCCACTAGAGCCGACCTAAGCCACAGTAACGCCGCCCCTCTGACACCATCTCAAGCACACGGTCAGGCTTGAAGGATTTGACAGTATCTTTGTCAACCCAGATGGGGATGAGGTTGTTCTTACGGAGCATACGAGAAACAGTCTCTGACTTCTCTGTACCCTTAAGGTACTTCTTTACATTAAAGCGACCGTTATAAGTCCGTTCCTCACCACTCTTGGTCAAGAAAGTAACAGTGACAAACTTACCTGTTGCACAGATATTGGTGACTAATCTTTCATCAAGCATTTTATTCTCCTCTTGCTGATGTGAAATTGCTATTCCGATTCGCTGGGTGGAGTCAACTACTAATTTAGTTCAGACCGTAGAATATTTAGTTCAGACCGTGGCCCCTCGATCATTTTCCACTGGAGGGGTACTAAATTCCCACGGTGGGGTCTATATTTCCACTGGAGGGGTCACGGTCATTTTCCACTGGAGGGGGGTCATTTTCCACTGGAGGGGTGTTCCCGATTCGTTCTAGTGTTCCTGATTCGTTCTTTGTTCCTGATTCGTTCACGATTCGTTCTCCGTTCATGATTCGTTGCTGATTCGTTCCAGATTCACGATTCGTTCCTGATTCGTTCCAAACTACCGATTCGGATAGATCCAAAAATGCCGTCAATATCTCAAAAGGATAGTTGACAAGGTATTTTGGGTAGTGTGGTTTATTTACTATGATTCGTTTGTTCTTTATTCTTGACTCCCTTTTTTGCTTGCCGAATCGTTGCGGCTTATATAACGGCCCCGAATCATTCCCGACTCTTTTGATCGGCTATTGATCTTGACTCTTTTGGTCGGTTATTAAATCCGACAAATTGACTCACCCTTTAAGCCTGACTCTTTCAATCGGTTTTATTATTCAATCGACCAAAAGAGTCAGGCTTTGGAGTCAATTCGACCATACGGGCCCCGACCGGTCGAAAACATGAGTCACGTTGACTCATCCCGATTCGGTATCCAAAAGTGCCCTGTCAACCTATCCGACCGGTTCTTTTGCTCAAAACCTATACTTCAGGATATAATTTTAGGGCTTGTGTACTAAAAACTAGCCTGTTTTGAAGGCCATTTTCGGGAATCTGATAGGGCTTGAGAAGCCCAGAAATGGCCCCAGAATGCCGAAACGGGTTTTCGGCACGCCCTACCGCCTGCACAGTGATTCACCCTATTCAGCGCCCATATTCCAAAAATTGAATATGACCCGATTTTGGCCGTTTTTTGGGGTCGGTTTGGCCGGTCGAAAATTGCTGGTTTTGGGTCGCTTGATCGATCAATTAAAAAGGGCCTGAAACGGCGCTTATATATAAAGAGAAAAAACCGGCCCCTTTTCCGGTCGTTTTCCGGTCGGTTTGGTTTGTCCGTTTAAGTATTGTTTGACAATGGGCCAAAATTGAGTCTTTGGTGTTTCACCGGCCTACGGGTCGGCACGGGGACGATTCGCCCAAGCATAGTTGAATCGGGGTTCTGGTAGTTGATAGGATCGGGCAGGTTTTGAGGAACACTTAGACAAACCGCCCTGAATACTTTCACACTGGTTTCGGGCCTAATCGCTTTTGTAATGGGCAATCGGGTTTCGATTGTCTTTTTTAGAAGCAAAATAGGAGTCTTCAAATGTTTGAAATGTTGTTTTTAATAGCCGCTGCAATTGTAATATTGGGGCCGGTAGTATGACAAAACCAAATCCTGACAAAATCCTTGAGCAAATCCAAAAGGCAAAACAGATTTGTATTTTACTAGAACAGGCAATGCATGACACCGGCGATTGGGAAAGCCGGTCTTTGGATTTGGCCTGTACAAAAACCGGTGAAATCACAAAGCTTTTACATACCGCTCAACAAAACCTGACCTATCAAATGGAAAAGGGACAAGTAGAGGAACAGACATAATGGGCCTTGCAATATTTCTTTTGGGAATCTTGATCATTGCCGGTTTGCTGGCGTCAATCCTTGAGCATTTCAACAAATGAACGCAACGGAAAGCGGCCCCATGCGGGCCGTTTCTAGGTGTGTTCACACCAAAACGGAAACCCTTAAACAATGGAGTCAATCATGGGTATTCAATCAAACATTCTGTCATTTAATCAGGCAACCGGCGCAATCTTTCCAGCATTGGAACAATGCGATTTTGAAGCAAAGCATGCGACCGCCTACGTTCAAAAGGCCGGTTGCACCAATCCAAACCCTTCACTTGATGATTTGCAAGCGGTGCCTGACCACATTGCAAAGATCATTTACCGGACCGACACCGGCCAAGCTTTGGGACGCACCGGTAACCGGTATGGCATTGTGCAAAATGCGGCATTGCAGGAACAAATGGTTCAAAGCTTAGAGCAAACCCTACCGGCTGAATATTTGAAGGGAATTGAGCTAGAAGAGAACACAAGCGGCAACGGGGCCTTTTGTAAATTTACTTATACTTTCCCGAATGCGGCTGAACCAATCAGGCAATTGCGTGACTCAACCGGTTACCAGTCCGACCGTTACGGCCAGCACCATAAAGAAACATGGTTGAACCTTGCCTTTTCGGTGATCAATAGCTTTGACGGATCGACACCGGCAATTTTTAAGGCAGAAGTTCGTGACGTTTCTTGCCTGAATAGTTTAACAACCGGCTTTTTTGATACGTCAAAACAGAGACATACGGCAAAAATTGACGCTGGCCGGTTTGCCAATTTTATTGAGCAGCAAGCAACCAATTACAAAAAACGGATTGAGATTTGGCAAGCATGGGCTGGCCGATCGATCACACCAGAACAGGCCGAAACATGCCTTAAAGAGGCTGGCTTGTCCCTTCGATTGACCAAAGGCTTAATGGAACAGTTCGAGACAGAAGCGGCACAACGGGGCCGGTCGCTTTGGGCCTTGTCTTCAAGCTTGACGTTTTGGTCTTCGCATTCAAGCGAACGTTTCACGGTGAAGGGTTCAGCCAAAAAGGACAATATAGCCGAAACCCTGAACGCAAGGTCTAATCGGGTCAATCAGGTTATCGCTTCACCGGCGTTTCAAGCTTTGGCCGCTTGATATGGGGGAAACAAATCACCGATTTGCGGGGCCGTATTTTGTCATTAATAAAAAGAATAATACGGCCCTAGAGGCGCATAGAAGCTTGGCTAGTGCGTTTAAATCTTGTTCGACCCTGAACGATCACGAAAAGGCAAATAGACGCCAGCCGGTCTATTTGGTCGAAGTGAGACAAGACAAAGATTTATGATGGAAAGCGGCCCCAAACGAAGGGGCCGTTTTTAGGTGTAAATCCGCACCAATTGGCAATTTAAACAATGGAGTCAAAAATGCCTTATTTAACGAAGAAAAACCTGTTCGACCTTTTGTCAGCTCATAAAAGCTATTGCGAAAGCAACGAAACATTTGCGCCGGTACACTTAACGGACAAGGAAAAACAAGACGCCTATTTTCGCAAAGCAATGGTCGTTTCCCGATATCTTGAAGCTTGCAAAAATGCTGATTTTTATTGGTTCAATCAAAACGCACCAAAGGCAAAGGCCTATGCAGATCTTTACGACCGGTTAAAAAACCTTGAATCTTTGGGTAATTGCGCCGGTTGCTTTACTGATAGGCATGAAACCCCGAAGGCCCCTAATCAATTCAGAAGTAGAGGGGCACCAGCAAAGATCAAAGGGAAGCGGCTGGAGTTGCTCAAAACCATGCTTGAACGCAAGGCCAAAGGTGAAGGAAACGCAAAACATTTGTCCTTTGGTCAATTAGCAAAGGCCTACGGTATTTCTGTTCTGACCCTTTACAGAATCCGTGACTCAGAAGGGGCCTATAAATGATTCCGAAATTCACCGATTGCGGCAATTGTTCAGGGCTTGGGGAAGTGACTCAAGCCCTTTCCGCAAATGATCCAGAGGGGCCTTTTGTGGCTTGTCCTGATTGCTCAGGGGACGGGCTACAGGAACGGCCCTTGATCGATCAAGAGGCCAGACTCTACGTTCTAACCCTTCACCGGCTGGAACGGCTTCTAATCGACGGAGTCGACCGGTTTGGGGCGGGGGATTTTCAAGAGGCGATTGACCAAATGAAAACTCTTTATGGTCATTATCAAACCTTGAACCTTTCCGCAGCCGTCAAACCGGAATTTGATTTTACAGAAGGGCTTTTCAAATGGTCGGATTGAAGACAAAAGAGGCGGCCCAGAAGGGCCGTCCCTTGTTCCCTTACAAGGTTCGAAGGGTCGAAGACATGGGGCCGAATGAACGTGTCTTGAAAGACTCGACAAATAAGAAATTGGGCAAAGTGATCAAAAAAGGGGTTTGGAAAGGTTACCGGATCAAAAGCCTGACACTAGCAGAACGCACAACGTGTCCAGAATATTGCATCCATTGGGTCGATTGCTTTGGCAATAACATGCGTTATGCGACCCGATATGAGGCAGGGCCAGCCTTAGAGATGCAAATCAATTCTGAGTTATCGGCCCTTGATCGAAAGGGGAAACCCTTTGCCTTGCGCTTGCATGTGTTAGGGGATTTTTACTCTATCCAGTACATTGACCAATGGTATCAGCATTTACTCAGGTATCAGGCTTTGCATGTCTTCGGGTTCACGGCCCTACGCAAGGACTCTGTCATGGGTCGGGCGCTTGAAGCAATCAAGACTCGTTTCCCTGACCGGTTCAGGGTGCGATGGTCAGGTCAGCCGTGGATCACTGACTCGGCCCTGTCACTTGATGACCCCTTAACCGACCGCTTGATTGATCAAGGGGACGCAATCGCTTGCCCTGAGCAAGAGGGCAAAACGGAGTCTTGCGCCTCTTGTGCTTTATGTTGGCATGAAACCACCAAAGCAATCGCCTTTGCGACCCACTAAAACGGGTCGCAGAGTGTACCTAAACCAAAGGCGAAAGGGGTCGATAGCCTCTTTTGCTTTTGGCTATTGTGCGGGCCTCTTTTGGGCCTGTCTGACAAATTGGGTTTTGCTTGTTTTGTCAGGGTCTTAGCTTTTGTTCTGTGATCACAAGTTTTCGTTTGATCGATCAAGTGTGATCACAAAGGGAAACCATAGGGCTTGCCACAGGCCCCGCCGACCGGTCGTTTTTTCTTGCGTTTACAAAGCATTCGTGCATGGGACCCTTGAAAAAACCGGCAAGTGATTCGTTTTGGTCCTGTTACCCCCCATATTGACAACATAAAAATTTTAGTTGCCGTTAGGTATAGTACACGTTAGAGTTGTACATGCGGAACAACTAAAGTACACACAGTATACAAATTGTCGCACCTACTAAATTAACTATTGACACGAATCACTTCTGTCCTTATACTATAGTATATACTATAGAACAGGCAGGGTTAAAAAAAACACCCTGCCAAAACAATAGAACTATACTATAGTATAGAGAAAAGACAACTTATTTGTCATTCTACTCATTTTTTACTTGACAAATTGTCTTCTTTGTGTCACAATACGAATCAGAGGACAAAACCGTCCGAACCTTCACACAACATAATGTATAAGAGGAAGACGAGGGACGTTGATTTGTCCTCGCTTAATATAAGATGCCCTTACCGTCATTACCATACAGTGCTGTCATAGCTAAGAAAGTGCGAGAAGGCATTCGCAGTGGTGTAGCTGTGAAAGACATTCTGTCATCCATACAGAAGTATCAGAATGCTCCCTCTAGCACAGCTACGTTCTATAAGCTCTACGGAGAAGATATAGCAGAAGAGAAGGCCTCTATAGTAGGGGCTGTAGGCTCTGTTGTCATACAACAAGCGTTAGACGGTGACTTTAAAGCTGCTGAATTATTCCTACGGAGTAAGGGTGGTTGGTCACCTACACAGACACAGGTAGAGGTAGAGGGTACAGAGGACGCTGACACTGATGAAAGTGCCATTGACTCTCTGATGAACTTGTTAGGAAAGAGTAGTGATAACAGCACAGACTCTTAGAGAGTTACCCGACTCTGAAGTTGCATCAGTATTACAACAATTAGGCCCAAAGAAAACGGAAGAGCTACAGCATGACTGGAACTTCTGGGCCAGACCCGAACAGTTAGAGCCAGAGGGTATATGGAATGTTTGGGTTGCACTTGCTGGTCGTGGCTGGGGTAAGACCCGTGCTGGAGCCGAATGGGTCAGACACAGGATCAAGAAGGGCGATAAGATTGTCCACTGTGTTGCACCTACTAAAGGTGATGTTCGCAGGGTTATGGTTGAGGGTGACTCAGGTTTACTCAATGTCTGTTGGAAGGGTGACAAGACATACCGTGGCAAACACATTGGATTTCCTGTATGGTCACCTACCAACAACACTCTCACATGGGAGAATGGCTCAAAAGCAGTCTTCTTCTCAGCGGAAGACCCAGAACGACTAAGGGGACCGCAAGCTTATTCCGCATGGACTGATGAGTTATGTGCTTGGAACAATGCACAAGCAACATGGGACATGCTACAGTTTGGATTAAGATTAGGAAAAAGACCCCAAGTCTTTGTCACCACCACACCTAAGACAACCAAGCTAATTAGAAATATACTAGCAGACGATAAGACGATCATTAGCAAAGGGAGTACCTATGATAATGCAGCCAATCTAGCCGACACCTTCTTAGAAGCAGTGAAGAAGACTTATGAGGGAACAAGGTTAGGTAGACAAGAACTATATGCAGAAATACTTGATGAAGCATCTGGCGCATTATGGAATAGACAACAACTTGCTAAGTGTGAGATAGACAAGGATGACGTACCATCTCTTAATAGGGTGGTTGTTTCTATTGATCCGGCTATCACATCCAATGCAGAAAGTGACATGACTGGTATTGTAGTGGCCGGTATCGATGTCAACGGCATAGCTTACGCTTTAGAAGACCACACTGCAAGATACACACCGCAACAATGGGCAGCAAAAGCCTCTGAACTCTATCACACTCACTCAGCAGATAGAATTGTAGCGGAAAGAAACCAAGGTGGTGACATGGTTCGTCATACCTTACAGACAGAAGATCCGACATTACCCATTAAGCTCGTACATGCATCCAGAGGGAAGATGGCACGGGCTGAACCAGTTTCTGCTCTTTACGAACAAGGAAAAGTAAAACACGTAAAGGGTCTTAATGAATTAGAAGATCAGATGGTACAGTGGGAACCTCTAGGGTCCACAGGCTCACCAGACCGTCTTGATGCTTTAGTTTGGGCTATAACGGACCTATCACTCAATGGCTACGCAAAACCTACGCTTAAACTAGCGTATAGTAGCGCCAAGGGACTAAGATAATGGTTAAGAAGCTCTCAGAGACAGAGGCCAAGAAGATATTAGGTGTAGCGGGTGACAACACCTCTAATGGTCAGATACGGGCTGATGAGTTTCTACCTGAGTTGCGTGGCAAGAAAGCTATACGCAAGTACCGTGAGATGAGAGATAACGACAGTACTATAGGTGCTGTCATGTATGCTACTGAACAAGTCCTTCGTGATGTCGATTTAAAGGTGATGCCAGCTAATGATAGTGCAGAAGCTAAGAAAGAAGCTGAGTTCGTTGAGTCTGTACTTGATGATATGGACCATACCCTTGATGACCATATTGCTGAGTCCTTATCGAATTTGTCGTATGGCTTTGCTTGGTTTGAGGTCATCTATAAAAGACGTA